GGTATACCAAATAAAGTGTTACCTGTCTCTATTTTAGGGTTAGAGAATTGTAATCCAATCTGCTTTTCTAAGAAAGCTCTGCCTCTAGGCGCATCGTCAAAGAACTTTCTGATCCTTGTTTTGTCTAATTGGTTAGATAGAGTAAATGTTTGTGAGCCTAATTGAAATTGAGCAGCCTGTAAAGGAAAACCAGCAAGACCTCCACGAATGGGATAGTCTAAGTTACCAGTAGAACCAGGTCTAAACAAAGGTAGAAATGTACCAGTAGCATTAGGTGTATCAGGGATCTGTGTTTGTATATAAGGAAGCCCTGATGAACCGTAACCTGGTTGGTCATTTCCGAACCTGAGGTTCTTTAAATTGGTTTGTAGATCTATTAGTGGCATTTTACAAAATTATTGTGTACTATAAGGCCCAGTATCATAATCTGATTTAGGAGCTAAACTTATTCTTCTAGTCATACTCTTAGCATGGTCTTCTATAACTGGTTTTAGTGTTAAATTAATCGTTTGAGGGACGGCTGCTGATGGTGCAGTAGCCCCTGCAGTTACTCCACCGCCTGTTGTTGATACTTGCGAAGTCGCTACTTTTCCTCCTATAGACATTCCTCCTACACTATTAGCATAAGCTCTTATTCCTTCTGGTACACTATTAGGTATATCTATTCTACCGAGTGAGAACACATTTCCAACCACATCAGCAACGTCAACTACATAAGATAATGTTTTTAGCATCATAGATACAAAACCAGTCAGCTTGTTTATGATACTAGTTAAAAAGTTAGGATCTGATAATGTATTTAAGAACTTATTTAAGAAGGTTTGAAACTGATCACTATTTATAAGAGTTGCAAAACTTTGCTTGATCTTATCAAAGAAGTTAGCTATTCTTTCTGTAGCTGTTGAGTTTAGATATAGTTGCGCTTGCTCTTCACTTAACTTACTCAAGAATTCAGACTGTAAAGTTCCAGCTCTTTCCATCTGTACTATTCTCTCTTTAAATGTCTTTAAGTCAACAGCACCTGCTGCAGCAAACAATTCTTGTTGTCTTAACATGTCAGCAATCTCATCTCTAGACATTCTTAAAGCTGTTGCATAAGCCTCTTGAGATATACGGTGCATATTCAAGAACTCTTGTGATGTACCTAACTGCTTAGTCAATTCAACAGCAAGTCCTGTTAGATCGTTATCTAAAGCTAATTGTCTTGCTTTAGAAAGATTAATATCTTTATTTGTTAATAGCTGAGCTTCAAACTCTGCTGCTATAGATGATTCAAAGTCTAATAAGCCTGATGCTATACTGTCTAGCTTCTGAAAGTCCGTACCTAAAGCCTTAGTTATAGCTAAAGACTTAGCTAGTTTTTCAGGATACTTAGCAAATGTTAAACCTACAACACCACTTAATTGTGATATCTTAGCAATAACATCTTGGGCTCTTAAGTTAACACCAATACTCCTTCTAATAGCTTCAACTTGTCCAACAACAGATTTGAATATCTGTGTTTGATATTGGCCTGATATTAAAGTTATTTGCGCTAACTGCTTTCTCGTTTCTAACTCTAGACCGGCTTGTTCTTGAAGTTGTAAGTTGTCAGCTAATATTTTATTATTAAGAACATTGTTTATACCTAAAGCTGTACTTAACTCTGTTTGTGACTTCTGTAACTTCTCTACACTAAGAAAAGCTTGTCCAGATACTACAGCGAATCTAGCAAACTCATCGGTTATATTTTTGGCTTGACCAAAAGATAATCCTAAGTTACGACCAAAAGCTTGTATATTAGATGTAAAGCTAATTGATAGATCAACTAAATTAGCGAATGCGTCAACTAAACCTCCGATTAAACCTCCTACAACAGGAAGTTGTTTTATTAAACCAGTAAATGGAGAGACAAATTTAGATACAGGACCACCTGATCCTGTTAAACTGTCTAAACCTGATTTAGCTATGTCAGTAAAAGATTTAAATGCTTTATATATAGCAAAAACGCCTGCACTTAGTATGGCTGCTGTAACTACCCACTGTTTTGTTGTTTTATCTCCATTACGAGCTTCTTCTACCATCTTACCGTAGAGATCTTTTCCAAATAGTAGATATTTGTTTAGTAACTTAAGAGCTCCTCCTGTTAGACCTAATTCAGATTTTATTTTCTTTTCTGTATCTAGCTCTTTTTGTATATTTTCTAATCTCTCTTTAAATGCTTTTTCTGATTGTATTTTAGCTACTAAAGATAATTGCTCTTGTTGTTGTTGGAAAGAAGCTTCTTGAGCTTGTATAGTATTTTCTAAAGTGGCAAGTTGTTGAGACAGAGCATTTGCTTGTCTATAGTTTCCTACAGATTTTTTCTTGATTATATCTTCTTCAATCTTTCTTCTCTTTTCTACATTAGTAATGTAATCTTCAGCAATTTGAACATCGTTTTGATTAGCTTGGTTTATCTGATCAAGTAACGATTTTCTTCTTCTTTCTATTCTTTCTTGCTCAGTTTGTATTCTCTTTATATTAATAGTACTCTTCTCAAAAGAAGAAGTCTTAGAAGTAGAATCAGTTATAACAGTATTTATCTTATTGAGTAAATTAATTGACTCTTTAAAAGCTTGATTGACAGCATTTTGGCCTGCCCCTAAATTTTGTTGGGCAATCCTTAAAGACTCTGCCGTCTCTTGTAAATTCCTTTGTTCTTGATTCTCGTTGGCCATTTATGAATATTACCTACGAATAAATATTATCGTTTGGTTTTTACCTTAGACACAAATGTAGGTTCGTCTATCTTATTTTTGACTACATCCGGAATCTTAAATTTAGACATATCGGTTTTCTCCGTAACTTGTTTACGGCTTTCACTCCTCATTTCCTCAACCTTGTCTAGGTATTGCATTATCTTCTTGAGGTTAAAACGCCTAGTAGTTACAGGCATATTCCATACTTCGGTCCAATTAAAGCCACCTCCGCCATGGTATGTTAGTTCAAAACACTCGGTCATAAATGCCGACCTATAGTCGGCGTTAGGGAAAAAAGAACTCTGAGTTCATTGGTAGATCTATAGACACTTCGGTCCCGTCCTTCAATGTAAAGTTAACAGATAGATCAATGTCCGGGGTTACAGTCTCCATATACTTACGTAGTTCTATAGAGTCTCTAGACAAAAGGTATCCTTGATCAATAAATTCACGAACTGTCTTTTGTGAGTATTCACCATTTACAGCAATAATCTGATGTTTTAGCCTGGTGGTAAGCTGTCCTGCTTCTTGGCCTACCATCTTTTTTACTCCCTTGATCTCTTCATCTATCTTTTTATCGTCAGCTACAGTCAATATCTTGAATGTAACAGTATTCTTAGAATGCGGAAGTACAAACTCGAACTCGTTCTTATTACCAAATAGTGACCAATCTAGTTCTTTATACTTCAGGTTTTGTAGGTCTATGCTAACTTTCTCCTTCTCTCCTGTTGTAGGATTGGTATATTCAAAAGAATAGTCTTTACCGTAAGCTAGAATCCTAGCCGCGATCAATAAGCCATTCCTGTCACCCAAGGTTAGGTCTTCGTAGTTAATTGATGATTTGATTAGACTCTTAAGAGTTTTCTCAATGGCGAGGCCCTGGCGAAGCAGGTTGACGTTTGTGAGGATGTCTTCCTCTTTGGCCGTCATATACTTCATTTCAACTTTACCGGATGATAATGAGTTTTCTTTTGGGTAGATAAGACCTTTACTAGGTAGATCTATATTCTCTGTAGGTACAGTAAACTTTTGTTCTGGCATAAACTATAGTATTTTATATATAAATATAAGAATATGAAGTTTTACCAAGCAATTTATCTGTCTAGTAAAAAGAAAGAGCCCCAAGAATGGGGCCCTCGTACTCCTATATTTACTCCTAAAAGTATTAGCTTGTTATAATAAATATCAGGGAGGTTAATAAATTGATAATTGAGAACTCAGTAGTTTAGTACACAGTAATCCATACCGATAGACAATACTAGTTCAGTAGGATCTGTTGTAGACCAGTCATAGTTGCCAAAAGTAGCTTCTTTAATGAAAGCACCTTTGATAATCCACTCACTCACTACATCACCAACAGGTCCTAGAATAGACAAATTCAAATCCTTCTTGTAGAAGTCAGAATAGCCATCACGACCAGTTACAGATTCATGATGGAGACGTACCCATTCCATTACAGCTTGTTGGCCAGAAGGAGAAATTGGGTTATAAAGTGACAAGTTCATGTCTCTCCATTCAGCCTTACCTTTAATCTTACGGTAAACGTTGATGTGGTCGAGTTTGGTCTCGTTTAAAGTTACACCTGGTGCGTCTGCCTTCTTGATCATGTAAGCTGGAATACCATCAATATACATGACAAAACGGTTTGATACTGTAGGTTCAAACGCGGTGAACATTATTTCATTTGGATCCAATACTGGCATTGTATGTTAAGTTTAATTCTTACTTATAAATATGCAACTCAATTATTCTTCTTCTTCTTTCTTCTCTTCTACTTTAGCTTCTTCTTTTTGTGCTGGTTTGATGTTCTGCGTAGCAATATCAAAAGCTCTGTCAGCTTTTACGCCTGCACTAGTAATATCACCAGATTGAACTTTGTCAAGAATGCTTTGAAGTAGTTCACCAATAGCTGTAATCTCTGTAGTTTGGATACCTTTCATGAGTCTTAATTTCATTGCAATCCCTTTCATCATATTTGAAAGATCTGCTACAGTTTTTACTGGTATGTGTTTAGCCTTTTCTACTTTAGCTTCAGCTTCAGCTTCAATTTCTTTCTTCTCTTCTACTTTTTTCATGCCGTCTTTAGGCATTTTTACTTTTTTTTCTTTAACTTCTTCCATTCCTGCACCATAATGATGATTAGCTTTTTTAGCTTCATTAATAGTTAACTGCTCTTTTACACTTTCGTACAAGTGAGCTGGAACTTTGATTCTCAATATTGTATTATCGTTCATCTTAATCTTGTTTTATTTTATTGGCCAAATGTTGTACCAGTTGGAAGAATATTGAAGTCCAATTGAATAAATTCAGCAGTCTTTGTTGGCTGAATAAAAATAGTACCAATTAATTGATTACGATCTACTACATCTGGGGTATTATTAGTTTCATCCATTACTACTTGGAAAGCATACAAACCTTGACGTTGTTGTACAGATTCTAAATAAGGATTTACTTGATTTAAGAATTTATTACGAGTTACTTGAGTATTAGGTTCGAACACTATTTGTTCACCAAGTTGACCAATAAAGTCTTTAAGTGCAATTAACAAACGTCTTACATTTACTCTATCAAGAGCAGATGGTTTTTGTTGAAGTGTTTTTTGACCATATATCACTGTACCAACACCAGGGAAGGTAGCAATTGGGTTAACTTTTCCTTGATATAGTAAATTACGATCGTTTACGCCAAGCTTTCTTTCTGGCTGAAGTACGGTTGCAAGAGCTCCTCTGTTAAGACCTGCTGGTGCAAACCATTCTGCAGCTACTCTGTCATTGTATTCATATACTGATGGAATTAATGTAGAAGCTGGAACAAAGTTTACTTTACCTGTTTCACGAGAACGAACTTGTACCCATGGCCAGTAAGTAGCACCATAAGAGTTATCGTATGCTACAGCTTGGTTGATTACTTCATTAATTGATTGCGCGTAAGTTACCATATCAACTACGGCTATAGCGTCACCTCTCTCTTGAACTAATGTTAGTAAACTTGTAATTTGTGAGGATGCATTTTGACTATTTAATCCAGGTGCATAAATAACATTAAAATTATATGCATCTTTATTTTCTAATAAATCAATAGCAATATCGTAGTTTGAGTTAAATAAGCCTTGTATATTGTTTGCTCCAGTTGTTGCGGCACTTGATTTAATATCTTCAAATAAATTTAATTTAAAATTTGTAGTGTTAGTTGATGATAAAAATCCACCAAAAATAGCGCCGGATGCTCCTCCAAAAGACCCGTGATTAGAGCCAGAACCTAAGGATGGAAGAGAGCCGGTAAATTGATTTTGCGCAACACCTGTAGCTGAAAAATAATTAGGTGTCGCTTGATTAACTTGAGATACTCTTACATATTTAGATTTATTTATATAAGAACCCGTAATTTGTAAATAATAATTTCCTGAAGAATCTTCTCTCACCATTTCTGTTTGGTCACCTATTACGTAAGCGATATAATTATTTTGATTTGGATCTAATGAAAGATTAGTAAAGGACTCTAGAATAGTTTTACTATTATTATAATCATCACCTCGGCGTATATTAAGGCTAAAAATACCAGAACCAGTATCTACACCAGTAATTTCAAATCTAATATTAGCTGATGAACCTGTAGGTAGTGAACCATTAGAACCTGAAGCATATGGAGCTGCTGCACCGGATGCGAAGTTATTCATAATTTCACCAACAGATAAAGTACTTAGTTGAAAACTGGCTGTTCCATTTAAACCAAATACAGAAGCAGTTGCTGGAGAATATCCTGCTTGATTACCATAAGTTCCTGTAGCTGATCCTGAAGCTACTCTTGTTACAAGAAGAGATTCTCCACCTTGTTCAAAGTAATTAAGAGCTGCAATAGAAGTTAAGTATTCGTAATTAGCACCACCAGAAACAAAAGCAGCCCCAAATAGGGCTTTATATTGAGAGTAAGATGTTACTACGGTTGGGATGTTTACTGGACCAATTACTGTAGGACCAATCAATGCAGCGCCTGCGGCAATTGGGCCCTGGGTTATTTGTGATAGATCATTTTCATTTAAGAAAACTCCTGGGCTAATAAGTGTTTCGGCCATTTATATTATTTTTATCTAGTAATAAATATCGATACTTTTTTTAAAACACTTTAATTAAAATCTCCTGTTTCAATATTTATGGAGACGTTTCCGTATTTGTCTTTAAGCTCTTGAAGTAATTTTGACTCTTGATCTTTAATTTCTTTTATTCTCTTTTTTTGTTCTTCCATTAGAAGTTCAATAGATAATTTCTGATAAGATAATTCTCCTAAAGTTGATGCAACTTCTAAAGCGTCTTTTTTAACAAACTCTATTTTTTGAAGTTCTATATCGGTTATTTTACCCATAACAATTGTCTATAATAAATATGTAATATTATTTTAAAAAAAAGCTCTCAATTAAGAGAGCCGTATGTTAATAACAAAAATAAAATTAATCTTCTACCTTAACTAGTTTAAAAAATGTGTTGTAAACACCTTCTGTTTCGACATTATCAAACTCATCTAGTTTGAAAGGTTTATATTCAACTTCTTTATCTTCTTGAAGTAGAGAGTTAAAGTCGTTCTGGAAGTCAACGTACTTAGGGTTGATGTCCTTTGCTACTACTTCACCTTCTTCATTTGATACGATATTGATGTACATAGGAATAGAGATGCTACCGTTTTCATCTGCTTCACCATGTTTCTTAATCAACTCTTCTTTTAGAGCCTCGACAGCTTTCTTTTCATCAGCTATTTTCTTAGCAAGGTCTGTCAACCAATACTTAGTAGTTAATTTGATCTTCTCGGCTAAGAGTCCTTTAGAGACAACTTCACCATTTTGTTGGTTTACTACGCCGTTTAATTCTGCATCTAGATTGTA